CCGACCATTCAAATCTTCTCTATAGTATACGTTTTTTGATCTTGGAAACATACAAAATCCAGATAGTCCTTTGTCGCTAAAAGCATGATCTGCATGAATAAAGAGGGTTTGTAAATGTGGCTCTGTAAAGTAGTCTAAAAAGCTAGGATCTATACACGCATGATCAGCGTCTATTTTAATAATATTATTATTATTACAACAATCTATAGCAAGATTATATGCTTGACCTAAATTAAATTTTTCTTTACCCGTAACTCTAACAATTTCAATTTGAGCATTGTGTTTCCAAGATTTAAAAGAAGCATTTTCTGATATAGGTTCATCAGAATCATAATCAACCACAATATATTCTGTAATTTTATCTATGCATAACCAAGATGGTAAAGTTTTAACTAAATTCTCTGTTCTATTTTTGCAAGCTACTACTAATGAGAAAGTGTCTTTTTGGGGACAATATTCTCTATCTTCTTGATGACCAAATTTAAGCCAATGTTCAATAGCGGCTGTTTCATCTGTGACTCCATCTTTTTGCAAATCTTTATTGACAGCCAGATAATGCTGCCAATTAAAATCTTTAGGTAATTTTATATTATCGGTCACAGCAGTTTTGATCTTTATCAGAAACGATTGTAGGAGGAATTGGCCAGTTTATATCATAGTCACCATAACAATATGCTTCATCCATAGTTTTGTCATATTCGTGATCCTGTTGATAAACCAGCACAGAATCTGTCATAGCTATAAAAGCATGTCCACAGTATGGAGGAATATATAGACTATTAAGTACAGTCTCATGTAAAACCAAGCCAAAATAAAAGTTATAAGTTGGACTATCTGGTCTTAAATCCACACAAACATCATAGACATTACCTTTGACACAAGTGACTAATTTGGCATAAGGAGTTCTGTGTACGCCTCGTAACACGCCTTTTTTAGAAAAACTATAGTTTGTTTGGACAGGTTTAAAGTGAGGTAGAGATGAGCTTTTAAAGGTCTCAGAAAACACACCTCTTTTGTCTTCAAATTTGTCTGGTTCAATCCACACACAATTAGGTATTATTGTCGAGTATAAGCTTATCATTTGTCTTTCCGTTTTCTTTTTTTCGTTCGACGTATTCTTCTTCACTTATAAAAGTTTGTAGACTAGGTAATATATTTGCTACAGGATGATTAACAACATGATAGTGACATAAGCCACCAAGATTTTCATAAAGAACATTTTTATGGCTACCATCACCAACCTTATATTGATGAACAAAATTAACTATATTTTCAGTTTCAATATCTGACAATAAATGATATGATTGTAGGTTATTTTCTTTAATGGTTTTGGCAAGCATGTGCTCACAGTCACAATTCTCTATAGCTGCCCAAGGAGTTATTTTTGGATTGTCTTTTTGCTTTTCTTCGAATTGGTCTCTTAGACTAATTGCTTCTTCATATGATGGAAACCAATTTTTAATTTTATTTTTAATAATGTAATAGTTAGTTTGGGGATAAAAGTATGACTGATCTTTTATGTTTGCTATTAATTGTTTTTTGGTTGTATCTGCCAAAGCAGTATAGCCGATATTATTTACATAGAAAAAATCTTTAGATTCATCTATTTCTACATCAAAAATACTCTCATTTGCTATAACATCATTAGATAGTTTCCAAATGTATTCATAGTCTTTGTCTTTGCTGTAATCAAAAATCTTTCTATCATTATCGAAAGTGCCAAAAGTATGACCTAGATTTTCACTATACAGAATTTCAACTGTTGGTTTTCTTAAAATATTATCTATATCTTCCTGGAAACGATCAACCCATTCTTTGTCTCCATTGACACTATAAACTATAGTATCAAATTCTTCTATCCAAGCACTATTATATTTTGCAAATTCCCAAGCACGGTTTATGCTACGACCATCATCTATTGTATCTACTAGTGCTAATAAAGATTTAGAAACTATATTTTTTAGATTTATCATTTAACATCCATTCAATTGTAGTTTGTAAAGAAGTTTGAAAGTCAATAGGCTGTTGCCAACCCATATTTCTAAGTTTAGAACCATCTAAACTATATCTTTTATCATGTCCGGGTCTAGCCTTGTCGCAATCTACATATTGCAATCGTGCTTCTTTACCCATAAGTACAGCAATAGCTTTGACTAGATCATCATTGTGTTGTTCTGTATCTCCAACAACATTATAATGGGCTCCCGGCTTACCATGTTTTAGTAAAAACAACGTAGCATTAGCTGCATTACGAGCATGTAACCAATGTCGTTGTCCTACATACAAAACTTTATCACCATCCATTTTAGCATGAATAGGTATGATCTCATCATTATGTATTTTACCAATAGCTTTAGCTACTAGCTTTTCTTTATGTTGTCTAGCCCCATATAAATTCATTGTGTAGGTACTGATAATAGGCAGATTATATGTGTTCCAATAAGCAATACCAGCTGCACCTTGTCCAGCTTTACTTGCGCTATATGGATTACTTGGCCTCCATCTGTCATCTTCTTTGAAATCGTAATTATCTGGAGCAGGACCGAACACTTCATCTGTTAGATAGTTGATGAATAAAGCACTAGGATTGGTTTTTCTATACCATTCTAGTAAATTAACTGTACCCATTACGTTATCTTCAAAGAATTGTTTAGGGTGTATAATACTACGATCTACATGGCTATTGGCCGCGATGTGTACAATATAGTCTACATTGCCAATAGATTCTTCCATATAAGGAGGAATCTCAAATTTTAAATCATGATAAATTAATTTAATTCTATCTGCATGTTCTCTAACATGTAAACTTTCTAATAATCTTTCCAAATCACCCACATAGGTTAATCTACATAGACATATAATATTCCAATCCGTATTGACTAATAGTTCTTCTACAAAATGAGAACCTAGAAAACCTGCTGCTCCTGTAACTAAAATTGATTTAGGCATTTTCTTTCCTTATTAATAACTTAGAATTGTTTTCTGAATTGTGTTGTGCAAACTGACCCCATTTATGTTTGAAAAACAAGTGACAATTTTCTTCATCTTGTCGTGATTTAGCGATTTTCTCAGGGGTTTTATGAGTTATTGAAACAAAATGATAAAAGTATAGCTGATAACTTCTAAGCATTTTTAATCCGTTCATTTCACATTTCATAAAAAGCTCCCAATCTGCTACCATGCCTGGTAAACCAGGATAATCACTATCAAAGCCTCCACATCTTAAAAAATTAAATTTATCAATATATATAGGATATGTAGATCCTGTGTCTTCGATTAAGTCCTGACGTAAAGTTAGTTCATACTCCCAAAATTTTTCTAGACTAAAATCTTCAATTGTTCTTCCCAAATCATGTATATGAAACTGAGGGAATATGCTATTATATGGTTCTATTTGATTGGGTGCAACCACAGCGTTGCTTATATCTATCTTTGATAATATTGTATCCCAATCTTTAGGAAACACATTATCATCATTTACAATTAAAATATTATTATATTGTGCTGTATATATTCCAAAATTTGCTGCCTTGGAAGTGCCTACATTATTATCTAAAATTAATGAATGTATTTGACTAGAATATTTTTCTAATACCTTTTTATTAATATCAAAATGCCCATCTACAACTACTACTATTTCATTTAGTTGACTCTGTCCCTCTATGGCAGAGTGTAGGCATAGATCTAGAGCTTCTGGAGTATTCAGGGTTGGAATAATAACACTAATCATATAATTTGTAATAATCTCCTAATTTAAATTTCATATTCTGATTTATAGATCCTGTTTCGCTAGGTATATAATTATCATATTCTATAACCCTAAAGTCAACACTGACACGACTTTGGCCTGTTTGATTAATCATATTCCCATGAGTTAAATTAGAAGCATCCCAGCGTATACATTCCCCATATTTGCAATGCATAGCCGTAAAATCTTTTTTATCTTCTTTTGACTCTACCCATATAGTATTGCTATCGAAAGCATTTGTAAAGGGTAAAAAGAAATTTAGTTCTTTGACTTGTAGTGCCCAATTAGCATCTCTATAATTTTTATCTTTATGATATTCGCCTATAGCTACGTTATTAGGATAACATATTCTGAATGTAGGATATTTTTGTACTACAATTTTATCATTATATAGTGGTCTTATATATTCCTGTATAAAAGCCTTATAAAGAGAAAAGAACTCAGATTGTTTCATCCACTTATAGAATTGTTGATGATGTTTAGTGAGCTGATCATGAGATCTGTCTAATACAGATATATCATTGGTTATATGTGCTAGATTATTTACTTGTAAAATAGAAGATAACTTTTCACTAAAATTAAATTTATTGGTATCATAAGTAAATCTAAACACCCTTCCTCCAGTTTACTAAAGGAGACAACCATTGTGTTTCTCCGTGAGTAGCATAAGCAGGTATAGAGGATATAATATTCCTGCCCTTTTGTTCATTCAAATCTATAAACATTTTAAAATCATTAGGATGAGTATCACAAGTCCACTTCCTTAATATTTTTTCATCTTCTCTCAAATATTCTACTCTTGATGCAAAAGTCATAGTTGTAGAATTTGTAACTTTCCAATGTGTAGAATGGGTCAAATAGACTCTAGTATATTCTCCACCACCCTTACAATATGGATTACCTCCAATACCAGGGTCTAAATACTTATCGGGATGATCATATAAAGAGACATATGGAACACCAAAATCTAAACCTTCTTTTAAAACATTATAACTATTAGGTAAATGCAAGTAATCATTTTCTACAAAATACACATACTCATTATTGTCTAATTTTAATGCTTCATTTAAGGCTAAATTAAAAGTACCAGCACCGTGACCAACGCTAACTCGGTTAATATAAGATGAATCAATGTATTTACATATCATATTATATGTGTCGTCAGAGATATTATCTGCAATAACGTTTATTTTACAAGAAGAGAAATGTTGAGAAAAATTACGCAAACAGTTTTCATTGTTTATGTAATCAGGTTTAATCTTATTGTACCCAGAGTCACTAATTCTGTAGAATATTTCCATTATAAAACAACAAGTCCTGTCCCAGACCAATGGCCTATATTTGTGAGGTCATGCTTTTCGTAACTGATACCATTCCAAAAATCTTTCATAGATTGATTAAGATTAATATCATCTAGTAATAATTTACCATGCCAATTATTATCGATTAAAAAGTCTAATATCTTTTGTTCAGTTACTCCTGTATGATCTATGTCCAACATAATAAATGGAGAACTATGAATCTCTTCTATTGGCTGTTCCATAAAATTACCAATAATCCATTCAATATTTGACGGTTCATCTTTAACAGTTTTAACATCTACTATATCAAAACTTTTAATTATGTTATTAGAATTATAAGACATAGCAACAGCAGAACATCCACGATATGTACCTATATCATATAAGAGAGATTGATTATATAAAGTACTAATATAAGATAATAACAAGTAGTGTTCTTCCCCAGGACCCAATAAGAAGTAGCCCCTAGATTCTAGATTCCGTATTGCTGTAGATAAATCCAACAGATTAATTTCTTTTTTTTGTATATCTGTTATATTAAACATCATTCAATACCTCAAATTCCCAGTCATGAACAAAACACTTGCCATTAAATGGTCTACTAAATTCTTCTTCTATTAAACTAAGCCAATCCCTATCTTTATTATGTCCCCACGATTTAACTTTTTGTATCATTTCATCTTTAGTTCTAACCCAGCTATAATGATGTACCATAGGTTTGCCATTTGGATCTAATATCATACTTTTTTTCTTACAATTAAGATATGAATGATACTGATCTCTGCCACAAGGATGTATGTCTATAATGATTTGACCATTAAGATATATTAAATCTTTTTTAACTAAAACCGGACTATCCTCAAAATTTTTAGCTCTAATATTTCTGTCTCTAAAATACCAATAATTTCCCATTGCCATAGAGTCATACTGTTTATATTCTTCTGTATTAATCCACTGTTGAAACTTTTCAGGTTCTATAATTTCATCCGTATCTAAAAACAAAATATGGTCTGTATTTGCGCTTGTTGTCATCACTCCTGCGGTACGGCATTGTACTTCAAAAAAGAAAGCTGGATGATCTGGTTCCCAAGGGAAAGTAATATATTTTACATTATCATATTTCTTACAAATATCTATACTGTCTAAGATTAATTGTTCGTTTTCAAAGTCTCCATTCCAAAATCTTTCACAAGTAGTAACAATTACTTCGTCAGATACTTGACAGGCAGCAGCTAAACATTCATCGAGCCATCTATGATCGATAGTTGAATACAATAATACTGTAGATAAGTTCATCTAGTTATATTCTCATAAAGTGCATTTTGGGATCTTTGTTTTTCTATATCTTTATGATGTATTATAGCATATCTAGGGTTGGCTGGCAAGGCAGCAGCATTTTCGAACCCTGTTAATTGTTCATGTACATTACCAATCCATTTAATTTTACTATTATTCTTATATATTCTAGGCTGATAATCTGGCCAGTTAATCCACCCGTTATTATTAATATTCCAATTGTATTTCTTAATATCTTCTAGAGTATAGCCTTTCACAGTATTTACGCGGGGCAAATGATAAAGATCATTATTAGGATTGATTGCTTCTTTCCAAATATTAATAGTTTCTATAGAAGCAAATTCATCAGCATCAAAATTAATAATATAATCTTTTGTAGCAAGACTATTGGTGAAATTTTTCATATTTGCAAACTTTTTATCAAAATGATAACGAGTATATTGATCTGCTACATTTTTACATAACGATTGTATATTTTTATCTAAATCTGTTTCTTTATCTTTTTCTTGTCTATAAGTGTGTACAATAATAATTTCATCACCATTTTGTTTGCTCTGTTGCAGCAGCGGTAATAAAATTTTTAGTTCTTCTAGTTCATTATAAACCGTTACAGTATAAGATATATTCATGCTATTATTCCTGTAGTATTATCTCCATTTACAATTCCTCCGGGCATATTCATAATAGTTCCTAGTTTTTTTTCATAGTTAATAGTACCATAATTTAAAAAACTTCCTGCTCCTTGTTCATTATCAAATTGAGCACCATCAGCACCCGCTATAGACAAATGATCACAATTTATAGTACCTAAATTACTTACCTTTGATAGACTGATAATATCAGCTTGAATATTAGAATTAACATGTAAGTAACCTATGGATTTATAGTCCTGATGACTATGATCAATTCCTTTTAAAGAGATAGATGTTCTGATAGGCTGTGGTGGTTCAAGATCATATATGGTTGGTTCTATCTGTTTTGCGACAGTAAGTATATTAGAGTTAAGAGATGGAGCACCGCTAAGATAAGTGGGAACCATTCTTTCTTCCGTTGGTGGTGTTGCATCAGGGTTAGCTGGTATGAGTTGTCCTGACTGTCGTAGCACAGGGTCGCTCAAACCAACACTACCTACATTAACAAAGGATGATAGAATATTATTAAAATTTATAATGCTTACTGTATTTGTAAAAGATGATTTAGTTATTGAAAAGCTGTCGACATTATCTGACTTATGCTGTTCTCTTTCAACTCTCCAATCGGGATCTGCCTGAAAGCTACCTGCAACTGTTAGAAAATCCTGAATAGATGCATTTTCTTTGTATTGAAACACTAAATCGAAAGGTTCAGGGTGTGTACCAAATATACGAGTGTTACCAGGACTTTTATAGCTTATATTATATCCTGATACCGTACAATTCTTAACTACAGAGTTGGCTATGGTTATAGTTGGTAACTCTCGGGCTACTGAAAAGCCGCTAACGTCTTTAGGGTTATTCCCAGCACCGAAGTCTCTTCTATAGCCTGCTAATTCTCCTGTTATATTAGTTATTAATTCACATTGAGTAATTAAACTACGATTCTGAATTGTAATACCACTAGTATTTATTTTCATATTACTAAGTATACAGTTATTAATATCTACCTCTGATGCATCTCGACCAGGCTTTATCTCATTGATGCTGCCTGTTATTTGAGTTAAAGATAAATCAGTAGAATCAATCTGACCAATAGTTGTATTTGCATCAAGAGACATAGTTATACTTATAGGTTTTGAACTTGATATTTTCCCAAGATGGCATGTAGAGAACGGAAAACTATTTGATGCTATATTTATAAGTGCTGCAGGGTTACAAACTATTTCACCAATTGAAGTATTTAGACCAATATTTATTCCAAAAAGGGGAGAGTTTTCTGTTTCAATAGGGAAAACCATATTAAGTTTCCCAATATCAGATATACATTGACTTTGCATACTTAAAGTAGCTATAGTAGACGATTGACCAGGATTAGATAAAATTATATTGTAGTCTTGACCAACTTGTGCTACAATTTTAGCAGGAATTCTTCCTGTTACATCCTCAAACAAATATTCCAGATTACATAAGTCTATATCATAATTTGCCATTATCTACATCCTTATGCTGGAGGTGGTTTATAATAGAGGGTTTTTTCTTTGAATTGTTCTTTCCAATGAGATATAGGATAAAACTGTTCGTAATTAAGATCCTGAGCTGGAAAACCATCATTTAAAGACATAGTAAGTAACAACCCACAAGCTCGTTGCTGTTTAGTACAGTAGTAAGGACTGCATCTGCCTTCATAATCGGAGCCACAGCCCTTGTATTGGTCTGCAACAGACGGATCAGTGCAGTCATTAGCCACTGTATTAATACACACTTCTCTTTTACAACCATAATGATCGCTTGTAGGATAATAATCTATTAAGCATTTAAGATGACTTTCTGTGACTAAAAAACTACCCGTAGGCAGTGGACCCCATGAAGGATGACCTCCACTATTCCATTCTCCAAATGGTAGTTGTAGTACATAAACACATTCAGGATAATCAATTTTAGTATCATCATATCCAATAATATTATATGTATGATAAAATACGCGATCAGGATAGGAGACTCCTGTAGAATCTCTAGTGTCATTAAAACCTGTGTTACTTAAAAGCATTACTCCATAACCATTGTATACTAAATCTCTAACTCTTTTTAACATCCAATCAGTATCAGTATTTATGGTTATACTACTAGAGCTAGCCTGTACTGATGCTTTTATAATCATAGACACTGTTTTAGCTCGTTCTATTTCAACAGAATCAGTATCAGTTGATGAGTTTGTAACATAATTAAAATCATTAACTTCCTGAAAATGTGAAAAGAATATATCCTCAAGACTAATTGGAGGTGCAGTACCATCACATTGGTTAGTAAAGTCTGCATATCCATGATATATTTTACGTTCAAGTATACCTACATGTTTTAATAATTCTCCTAGTCTACCGTTATTTATAGTTCCATCAAAACGTCCATCATCGGATTTAATCCAATATGAAAAATCCATATCTCTATCCACAACAGATTTCTTACCATCATTTTGACATTCATTTATATGATATATGCTACCTTGTTTGCAACAAGGATGATCAGGATTAGTAACTGCTCCAGTATTAGGGTCTGTTGGACATTGATCAAAAGCATAGCATTTAGGTTCTTCACCCGTAATATTAGGTGATGGAGTCCAACATCCATGAGCAGCACCCGGCGCTCCTCTACCTCCAGAAGTAAGAGGAAAACAAAGCATACCTGGGTCACCTACAAAATTAGCTAGTATATCTCCACCTGGATCATCGCTACTAGCACCGGAAGCATCAATAGGTTCTCCTGCTCCTACCTTTCCTCCCGGTCCTCGATAAAACATAGCTGCTACTTTATCTATTAAATCAGGACCACACATTAGTAAACAGTCAGGTAATGATCTATGAGCAAAATATTCTAAATATTCTGTAGCCATTCGATGAATCCACTTATCAGTTGTCCCTGCTGCTGTATGATGACAAGCCCTGCTTAAATCACAACAATTTCTGACTGCATATGAAGTGCCTGCTCGAACACTAGGTTGACGTTCTTTATATGCTTCAATGTCTAGTTTCTGTAAAAATTTAAAAGTAGGAGACAATTTATTATCACCTGTATCTACAATATCACTATATCCTGGAGCATTTTCTACACAAGGATATTTAACTAATTTAAGGAAATTAACTATACGTAATAAATTCATAGGTGTTCCTGCACCCATATCATTCCCACCTAATTGATTATATACTTCTGATGCAGTTATCTGGGTGAATGGACTAGATAATCCACCTATACAGGGATTGGTACTGTATTCTTTATATAATTCTTCTGGACTAAGCATAATCGTAGTTTATTAAATATTTATTGTTAAGTTTTTTATATAGCCTTATCGTTGATACATCTTGATTTTTCCAACTGATTTTGATGTATGTATCATTATCATCCAATATACTACCATAGATATCAGGGTTTTCTTGGACGTAACATTCATTATTATAAAGTTTTATAAGGTGAAGTCTACGTGTTTTTATTCTAGGATTAAGTATAATTTGAGTTTTACATGGTGCTCCGCATATAGTTTTACCGTAATACTCTGCCATATATCCAAAAAGTCTTTCCATACTATGCACGTAAGTTCCTCCATCGTCATCTTTTATCAAGCCAATTTCTTGAGATAATAACTTTTTTAATTTAGGCTGGTTAAGAAATGGTAATAATAATTTAGTTTTTATAGCAAAAATATTACCACCAATAAAACTTTTTATTCTTAACCGACTATAATCTAAACCAACGATGTCTACTATCTCAGCTATTTTATTAGTATTAGTATATTCATTATTTTTCATAATCATACAGTTAGAAGCTACTATACCTATATGATCTTGTTTCAATCTGTCTAATGTCCACTTAAAGTTGTCTTTATATAGGATGTCATTGCACAGTAGAACTCTCCAATTTACTTGTTTATTCATACCCCAATTATTTTTTTTAGAATGTAACTTGAATAGATGTGGATAATCAGTGCATTTTTCTAATAAATTTAAAGTAGGTAAAATATCTGTACCTCCATTGTTTAGGTATTCCAGATATACATTAGAGAAATTATCCTTAAATAAAGATTCAACCTGATGATTGTCATGGTCTTTACATACCCCTAGAAATATATCTACATATTTTTCATGAGGTTTTAATAATTCCACAAATTCATCTGCTAGATCTGTATGATATAACCAGAGAATAACTGCTGATTTATTTGCCATCCGTTAGTTTATTATATAAGACTATACTAAGCGCCGCACCTGCCACGCCCATAAAAATACCTGAAGGTTCTACTGTATTATAAGAACCTAACAGATACAGTACAGCACCGCCCATATAAGATCCTGCCACACCGAGAGCAATGGTTTTAAAGAAACCAAAGTTTTCTTCTCCCGGTATAATAGCTTTAGCAATAGAACCGACAAATATACCGTATACACACCATATTATTAAACTAATCATTTCTTAGTTATCTCCATCAGGGTTAAAACTTCATCATCCGTGATACGGGCTCCTTTATCGAAGATAGCACGAACTAATGGTCTACCATATGTTCTATAGTCTTCGGGTTTTAATTCTTGTCTAATCATTTTACGCAATTTCATTTTAGGAAACCAACCTCTATACTCACATATTTCTTTAATGTGTTTTTTATACATAGAAAGCTGATCTTCATCTTCTTTATTTTTATTGCATTCTTGTATGACTCGGATACAATTCACCAAAATAGCTATCATCATAATAATCATGATGACACTACCGAATTTTTCTTTTGGCAGCTCTTGCGTTCCCAGAATATCTAATGCAATTTTTTCTAATTTTTCATTAGGTTTACTCATATAACCAACTACCTTTCTAATTAAGGCTCACAATATTGACAATTAATTTTGGCTATGCCATCACCACTCAAATACCATCCCTTGCCTTTACAAACAGGACAGTCTTTACGTTTATATTTTTCTACTACATCATCCTTCTGAGATGCTTTTACAATACCACCAGCAAGTGTAACAACGGCTGTTGTACTATATTCAGGTGTTGCAGCAAAAACTAAAGAACCTATCAGTAGTGTACCGAAAATAAATTTAATCATGTTTACTTAATCCATTTATCTAGTAAGTCTTTTAATGGTCTTCTCTTTTTAGGAGGAGATACCACATCTTTGTTAGGACTAAAAATTTTAATAATACTTAGAATAAAGCTAGTAATAATAGCAATTAATCTATTTAATGCAATCTTATCTAAAAATCTCATAGTTTACCTCCAATATTATATACACTATAATTAAGGTAATGGAATATTAAGTCTAGCTAGATACTGACTGACTTGACCAGTAACTTTAAGATTGATAACATCACCAGCAGAATATGCTGTACTGTTAGATGCTCCGATATTTTTGTTGTTAGTCACTTGATTAGGATGGGTTGCAGAGAATGAAGCAACTGAAGTCAACGCTGGTGGCTGACCGAACTCAATAGTCGCAGTTCCATCAGCTTGTGCATCAAGCGATACACCATGACCAACTTCATCTGTTAGATCATAACAGAATGTGATAAACATTGTTTCACTAACTGTGCCTGTTGAATCTCGGTCAACCGTAGCAAAGCTTGTATTATCATCTATGTTGGTGTTTGAAGCTGAGATAAAGGTAGAAGTAGTAATCCTAGCCTGTGAACTAGCTTGTCTTACCATACTACCTGTACTGTCACTACCACTTAATGCAGCGTCATCTACTAAGCATCTATACTCATTTTCTGTGGTATTTTGTGTTAACCCTGCAAGAGATAATGTTGCGCTAGTTTTTCCAGATATATCTGTCCAAGTATAACCGTTAGAAGATTCTTGCCATTGATAATGCAATGTAGCTGAACTATTACGAGCAACAGCTGTTACCGATAGTGTTGCAGAGCCGTTATTGGTAGGAATGTAGTTTCGTGCGTAATTACGAGTTATCATAGTCTTACCATTAATTTTAGCTCCGTCAGGCTGACTTGTAATATCAATTTCTTTTACTGTGAGAGTAGCAGAATTACTTATAACTTCTACGTCATTACCAAATCCATTTATCCTAACTTTAATTCTCCATAATGATTGATCATAAGGATCATACGTTAGACCACCTGTGTCGTCAGTCGATGATGGACTTGGACCGTACTTACCGTTAGAGTAACTAACAGACAGATCATTACTGATACTAGTCAGATCAACACCTGCTCGCACTTGAGAGTAACTTGTTCCTCCGTTAGTGCTTTTTTCCCATATATAATATAATTCGAATGAACTACTACCACTTAGAGTAGCCGAAGCAGTCCAAACTGCAATTCCTCTACTAATTGTTTGACTTGTAGGATGACCATTAATGGCAATAGCAAGTTCTATACCACCACCACCACTACCTGTTGATACAAAGAATAGCTCTGCTGAATTACTGTAGACTGTACTAAATCCTGAAGAACTAAATTTACATCTATATAGATTATTATGATCCGAACTTGTTAATCCTGTTAGATTTACAGTATTAGATGTAGCACCAGATATGTCGCTGTAACTTGCTCCATCATTTGTACTAACCTGCCATTGTTTATCAATAGTGGTTCCACCAACATTCGCAGTAGCATTCGAATAGAATGAGGCTGTTCCGTTCGTTGCTATAATTTGATCTGTTGGGTGAGTAATAACAGTAATAGTAGGTGGTGATGTGGTAAGCGTAGCATAATTACTTGTGGAGGTTGTAAGTCCATCATAAGCCATTACTGTAACTCTGTATCTCTTACCATTGTCTGCTGGGTGTTGCATACCAGTTAGACTTAAAGTAGAATTATTCTTTCCTGACATGTTAGTAAAGTTTGTGGTTCCAGCAGGAGCTTCTTGCCATTGGTAAAGAGGATCAGTATAATCATTTATTTTTGCAACCGCTGTGAAAGTTGCAGCTCCAGCTTCTGATGTTTGATTTGTAGGCTGTGTAGTAAAAGTAATTGTTGGTGCCTGTTCCATATTTTCACATTTTAAATACCTATGATTAGAAATAACACATTTTGTCTCTGCTGTTCTGGCTGTGGATGTAAAATATCTATATACTTGATCACCTATTAAAATTTCTGCTCCGAATTGATCTGTACCGTCAGCAGTTGCTGTTCCTAAATGTTTTCTGTATTGTCTTTTATATTTTGTATTTGTTACACTATATTTAATACCAATACAACCATTTATATTATAAGTAGATGAATTTATAGAAGGTGTCACAATAGCTTTAAGTGTCATAGCTTGGGTGGAACCTAAAGTATATGGATTACTAGCAGGATCTAAAGATAGAGTAATTCCTGAAGCTGATGGATTAATTAAATTAGTTATACCTTGTTGATGATCAAAATCAAATGTTCCAGTAATGCTGTGTCCATGTTCGCTAGGACTAACACCAAAATCTATACTAAGTCCAGCTGATCTAGATATACCTAATGCCTTACTGGTTCTATGTTTTTCATATATCAATTCATCCCTACCTAGATTCAAATTACTATTACCGTTTACTTGATTAGCTTGACCCTTATCACTACTATAAATTGTATCAATATTTGTTGTAAATTCAATTGGATCATCGTCCATAAGAGTGACGCTATTTCCACTTATACTAACAGCTAGTTTTAAAGGAAAACTTGAATTATCAATTTCTAATTGCCAAGGATCCCATAAACCGTAATCACTATTAGCTGCATCTGTTATTCCTCCTAGAGTCACTTCCGAAAACGCACTCTCACCTATTTCAGTTTCTTTTTGAGAATTAGTGGAATTTAAGTCAGCCACTGATGGCACTGTAACAGTAATACAATTATCATTTAACCTAAGCTCTAATTCTGCTAATAAAACTAAATTATCAGAAGGTCTCATATTTTTTACATTACAATAACTAATAAAAGCTTTATCATCTAGAAAATGTTCTGTTCTTCTACTAGAATTGTCAACAGTCAAGGTTTGACTATTAGTCGCATGTTTAATTTTATTTAAAGAAAATAAATCATAACGATGATGATCATCTGGTTCAATATTATAACCTATACCATTAAGAGCATTGCTAAAATCATCACCTCTAACAATATTAAGTCCAGTAGCATCGATATTGTATTTATAAGGCCAATCATTTTCTATGGTATAACTTGTTCTGTTTCCATCATCTCCCACATTAAGCCCTGTTACAGAAATGATACCAGAATTATATGGACTACCTAAATGATTATACTTGTTAAAATCATTGTCCCAAGCACCAATAGAACTATGCATTTTAGTAGCAGCGTTTGAACTTGAATCAAATTGAATATCAATAAGATTACCACGAAGAACATTTAATCCAGTTTGTGATATGATACCACTATAAGGCCATTGACTGTCTAAATCCACTCTAACATTATTACCCCACGGATGACCGTGATAAGCATTTAATTTAACTGTATGTAAAACATTACGACGAGGCCAAACTTCATGTTGTACATAATTTTCAATTAGATTACCAGTGGTTTGAACTACATTGAGTCCAGTTACAGAGATAATACCACTTTGATATTTACCTCCCATCCTGCTAGTACCATTGGGTTTTTTATAATGAAAATCAGCATCAGTATCGGTAGAGAATTGAATCTCTACATGATTACCAGCCGTAGCATTTAACCCAGTATTATAATATACTCCTGTATATGGCCATACATCTTCATATTCTTTAACTAACAAATTTTCAGTTCGTGCGTTGACACCTGTAATAGAGATAATACCAGAATGATATTTATTACCTAAATGATTATTTTTATTAAATGTATTTAACCAACTAGCATTTCTACTATGCATAGCTGTAGCAGCTTCGCTGGTTGATTGAACTTGAATATCTATATTATTACCACGAATAACATTAAGACCTGTCTGTGATATAACACCACTGTAAGGCCACTGATTAACGTCAAAGTCCACTCTTATAAGATTTCCGTAAGGTGCTCCACTATATGCATTTAAACCAGTAACAGAGATAATACCAGAATGGTATCTTTCGCCTAAGTGAGTACTTTTATTAAAACCTTCCAACCAATTACCATTTCTGCTATGCATTCCTTGAGCAGCTAGGGAATTGGATTTAAATCTTACATCTATTAGGTTACCCTGAATAACGTTAAGTCCTGTCTGCGAAATGACACCACTATACGGCCATTGATCAACATCAAAATCTACTCTCATTAAGTTACCATACGGATGTCCACCATATACATTTAAACCAGTAGTAGATACAATACCTGAGTGATATTTATTACCTAAATGATTTGTGGTAAATTTTCTATCCCATGCACCTCTTCTGTCGTCCATACCTACAGCAGCTTCGCTTGTAGCCTGAAAAACAATATCCATATTATTACCAACTATAGAGTTTAAACCCGTTTGAGAAATTACTCCACTGTATGGCCATTGGTCAACATCAAAGTCAACCCTCATTAAGTTTCCATAAGGTGCTCCACTGTAAGCATTAAGACCTGTTATGGAAATAATACCCGAATGATATTTATTACCTAAGTTGTTTGTTTTACTAAATCCATCATGCCAACCTCCATCTCTGGCATGCATACCTTGAGCAGCTTCGCTGGTTGATTGGAATTGTATATCTATATTGTTCCCCATAATGGAGTTTAAGCCTGTCTGCGAAATGACTCCACTGTAAGGCCACTGATCTACATCAAAGTCCACTCGCATTAAATTACCATAAGGCGCTCCGCTATAAGCATTAAGACCTGTCATCGAAATAATGCCTGAATGATACTTATTTCCTAGATTATTAGTTTTACTGAAATCATCATGCCACCCGCCATCTCTGTCATGCATACCTACAGCAGCTTCGCTGGTGGATTGAAAAACTATGTCCATATTATTACCAACAATAGCATTAATACCTGTCTGCGAAATTACTCCGCTGTATGGCCACTGATCAACATCAAAATCAACCCTCATTAAGTTCCCATAGGGAGCACCACTATAGGCATTAAGACCTGTCATCGAGATAATGCCCGAGTGATATTTATTACCTAAGTTGTTTGTTTTACTAAAGTTATCATGCCAACCACCATCTTTGCTGTTCATCCATTGTGCAGCTTCGCTGGTTGCTTGAAATTGTATATCTATATTATTTCCCATGATAGAATTCAAGCCTGTCTGCGAAATTACTCCGCTATAAGGCCACTCATCTACATCAAAATCTACTCTCATTAGATTGCCGTAAGGAGCACCACTGTAAGCATTCAATCCTGTAGTAGATATTATACCTGAATGATATTTATTGCCTAGATTACTAGTTTTACTAAACTCATCATGCCATCCACCATCTCTAGCATGCATACCTACAGCAGCTTCGCTAGTAGCTTTGAACACTATGTCCATATTATTACCGACAATAGCATTAAGACCTGTCTGTGAAATGACTCCACTGTACGGCCATTGGTCTACGTCGAAGTCTACTCTCATTAAGTTTCCATAGGGAGCCCCGCTATACGCATTTAAACCAGTAATTGAAATAATACCAGAATGGTATTTGTTGCCTAAGTTATTGTTCTTATTAAAAGTATGATGCCAACCTCCATTTTTACTATGCATCCAAGAAGCAGCTTCGCTAGTAGATTCAAACTGTATATCAACTAAATTACCTCCAATAGAATTAAGTCCTGTAGTAGATAACACTCCACTATAAGGCCATTGATCGACATCAATATCTACCCTCATGAGATTTCCATAAGGAGCACCACTGTAAGCATTCAAGCCTGTTAAAGATATTATGCCACTCCAGTATCTGCCTTCTAAATTATTTTTAGCAAAACCATCGTGCCACCCACCACCTCTTGTAGACATAGCATTAGCAGCATCGTCTGTTTCAAGAAAAGCAATATCAATACTATTGCCCCCAATAGTGTTTAGTCCACTATTATAGTAATGACCACTATATGGCCATACACTTTCATAATCTTTGATAATATTATTTTCTGTAACAGCATTAACACCTGTTACAGATATGATTCCAGAATAGTAGGGGTCTTCTAAATTTGCTTCTTTATTAAAACCCTCTGACCACGAACCATTTCTTTCGTGCATGCTTGTAGCAGCGGGAGAGAGTTTGCTAAATTCTACCTCTATATTATTACCTTGAATAGAGTTTAAGCCCGTAGTACTAATAGTTTGGTCGTGAGGATGAGTATCAGCATAATCATACCTCATTAAGTTACCAGTAATCGGAGTATGATTAATAGTTAATATATTTAATCCACTATTATAAAAAGTACTAATGCCTGACTGTGGATTAGTTAAAAGATTAAGTCTTACAACATATCTTCTAATATAAGAAAGTGGCATTTTAGTGTTGCGAGGAAAAGCACCTTCTTCAAGGTGTCCTGTTACTACAACTATAAGGTCTTTGTCTAACGCATATGGCGATAGCGACAGTTGCGTTATTTTACTATCAGCCATAGTTTATCCTTTAAATAACTTTTTCAGCTTTGAACCAGCTACCTTTCTTCAATACCGCATTCGTTGCTGCGTCTATACTATCATGAGCAAACATAAAGGTGGCAGTATCTGATTCATTATTAGTTGTTTCGATCATAAAAGTATTTACTAAGGTGACAGCTTGATTATTAAGTGTTGAATTTAAACTGTCTGTTAAAGCACCAGATCTACTAATAGGATTAATAGTATTAGTAACCACCCCTTGTGAACTAGCATTTGTTCCTAGAGAATTCCAAGTGCCATACATTTGAGTAGGATTATTAACTCTAGTAGTTCCTGTGATTTCTACAAATCCAGAAATTGTTGTATTGGTTTCATTATTTACAATGATTGTTCCTAGTTCACACAGATATTTACAATTTGCAGATAAAGGAATAACTAAGTCTGTACTTTCTACAGTCGTTTTACCAACTGCTACTAAGTCAGCAGACTGAAATTTAACATTTTGTTCTACTAAACCGCTTACTGCACTACCGAAATCAGTAATATTTGCTGCTACATGAGTGTGATCAGTATAGGCTAAACCAGTTGTATTAATTTCTATTTTATTTTTATTAGTAGCTGACGGTGTTGATACTAGAAAAATACCCGTATTAGGTGTGACTAATTCTTCTATGTTAACGATATGATTAGTTAATCCAGATAAAGGAATCTGTTTGGTTGTTAATGTAGAGCCACCTACACCTACACCTGTAACTACTATCATTACATCCCCACTGGCAACACTTGCGGCTTCAGCTAATTCCGATATTTTACGATCTGCCATGATGATCCTTTCATAGAATACATTAGAGAGTTTATGTTGTTTTAATACACCTGCGAATTATAAATAATCTACAAAACCATAATCGGGTAGTTTTTGTGGTGGAAACCCGTTAAAATCGCTAAAAGCATATGCTCCATTTTGTCTTAACATACCAGCAGCTACATCTGCATGGATCAAAAAAGAACCGTCTGGAATTGGACCCCATTCTGGATGTCCTCCACTATTAAATTTACCCCAACTATTTTGTACGAGAAAAGCAGGTTCTTTACCTGTGTCATCACAAGCTGTCCAAGCCATTGCGTGATTCCATCCTCCAGATTTTCTTGCAAATCCCTTACTATCTCTTTTACTAGAAAATCCATAGCTACTACAGACACTTAAACCATATCCATTAGCAAGTGCGTCTCTAGCTTCTTCTACAGTTTTAACTAAAGAAACTGTTTTTATTTGATGTTCATCGGCTTTATCTATTACTTTGTCTGGTAATCCTCTGCTTCCCCATCTAGCACCCATATTTCCGTTATACTTACTAAAGTCTCCAACGCCGGGATAGTTCTTTCTAACGAGAACGCCACCAACTTGGCTAACGAATTTGGCTGCTCGACTGCAACTCATACCTTGTCCACCATGACCTCTAGCACCATAAATAGCTTCTGTCGCACCTCTTGCTATCCAGCTTTCTTTATCTCCCTCAACATCAATTTCTACTGCTCTTGTCAGATCACATCCGTTTCGAGTAGCATGACTGACACAATCTCCTGTAGTTTGCCGTTCAATATATGCGTTCTTATCAAACTTTAGTACAGACATAAAAGGAGTTGACAACTGACCTTTGCCGCTATTCTTAATCTTTTTTGCACCGTCTTTAAAATACGCATACTTAGATGTTTCCATTAATTCATCGTATACATGTTGTTCCCAAAGACATCCGCTAAAGCCTTTTCTATATTCATTATATAATTGAGCAGGTGTTAGTCTTGGCATTATTTACTTCCTTGATAGAAAGCCCATGATAAGGCTCTGAAAGATTCTGCTGATTTTTCTCTTAACTCTTCAGTAAGTAAAATATCATCATCTCCGATACCAGTAGTCACTAAATCTTGAGCCGCTTCTGCTAAATTAGGATACTTGTCTTTAATATTTAATTTTAACATTTTACCTGCTATACTGTTGGCTTCTTTAATAGAAGATGTATCAACAATAATTTTATCATCATCTAATTCTATAAGAGTTGCCATGTCTGCATACAAAGCAGATAATTTTAAGCAGTCACTCTTACGAGTTGAATCATCTGATGCCTTAACAATCTCCGTAACAGCTCTGGCTTTATCTAATAGTTCTGTATCCGCTGGAGCATCCGTAACATAACTTTCGACACAACAAACAGGTTCATTGTTAACAGGTAGTCTGATACTACCTAAGTCGGGTTTAAAAATACCGAGAACAACTAAAACAGCACCTACAGACAATAAAAGCTTATTCTGCATCTTCAGACTCCTCTTCTGGTTTACAAACCATAGGACTTAAATATGGGAACATTTGATCGGCTACTTCTATAGCTTTTGAACAACCACTTTTTTCAGCTAAATCTCTAGTTTGTTTCCAAGAAACTACAAGATCAAAAAATAGCTTGCTATTATCTTCGGACTCTACCTTTTCCCTAACAAAGTTTGGTAGTTCTGGTACTGATGGTGCGTTCTTTTTAACTCTATCAATTACATCTTTGATAATTTTTTGTACTGGACTAAGCTTATCCTTAAACAACACCCATATGATTATACCTATACCAGCATATAAAGCCAAATCCATTGGCGCTAAACCAGTACTAAACTCTTCAAAACTCTGTGTTAAATTCATTATTTATTTCCCCGTGATTGATTTAAGATTATTAATAAAGTCTTGGACTACGCTACTACTTTGCTGTACACTCACAGGTTCTTTAGGCTTAAAAACACCAACCTGCCTAAATGTTGCAACCATAGCGTCGATACCTGAGCCTACAAGCAACATTAAGAAGCTCTTAACATGACTATGAATGATGGGTTCTAATACAGAGGGGACCCAAGGTAGATCTACATATACAAAAACCTTATCATAAAATCCACTAATTAATTCTAGTGCTAGCTTTTTCTTATCTGGACCACTAAGTTCTGTAGCAAAATTCTCAATTAACTGAATAACAACAGCAGTCAATAGTTGTAAAATCTTCCAGACTTCACTAACAGCAAATTTCTTAACATCAGCCACTGCTTTTTTAGTTTCTACAATTAAATTTTCTACTTCTTTACGAATTAATTCTTTAGTAGTTTCATCGCTCATAATTATACCTCATAGTTCAATGTATGGTTCAATATCTTGATAACTTGATTCACCGACGCCATTTATGCTTTTTAATTGACCTAGATCTTCAAAAAGATTTGCTTTCCTGTAATCTACTATCCTTTGTGCTGTTACAGGACCTACATGTGGCAGTTGAATAAGTTCTCCAATATTAGCTGTATTTATACTAATTTTATTATAAATCCTGTCAACCCCGACATAATCTTCTAATTCTTTACTGACACGTTGATCCTCTTGTTTCTCTTTTTTTCTTCTAGCCATATGTCTACCGAAGAGAGCAAATTGTCCTCCTATTAGAATTATACTTTCAACTACATGAGTTGACACACTTATTAAATCATCTTTAGTGTCTGCTTCTAAAATAACACCACCTAAAAATAATCCACTAATAATAAAGCTTACTAATGTAAACCAAAACTCACTAGTTTGATATCCTTTAATTTTCATGTCTTATAAACCTTATGAAGTAGCGTCACCTGTATAGTATCTAGGATCATCAAATCTAGTGTCATACTTATCTTCTATGTCAGCAATTACTGGTTTATTAGTAACATTATCACCGTTTTTCATATTTGCCTGTGGACCTGTTGGCAAACCACCTAAAACTACGGTTCCGTTTTTTATAACAGCACCGGTATCTATTCTCTCTATATCGTTAGCCATTGTGACTACCTTTCTATTCTATGTTCTAAAGCTTCTAAAGTTTTACTAAGTAAGGCTATCTGTACTTTGAGTTCACTCATTACTTCCGTATTTTTACTAAGTGCTCTAAATAATGTAGCACTATCTTCTTTATGATCTTTTAGTCTGTCCATAATGAATTCCCTATCTCTACCATATTGACTTTGATTTTGAATCATTTCTTGTACTTCTTTGCGACTAACTAAATTTTTTACAAACGTAGTCCAGAAACCTATGAGTGCTACAATAACACTAACCATAGATACAGTAAAGTTCTCAAAAAAATGACCTAAAGAATTCGGATCTGCCATGTTTTGCTCCAAAGTAATTGTATGAAAAAAGCCAGAGATGCCTTCACATCCCTGGCCTCTCTAAATAGTTAATACACTAAATATTAGGTATTCTTAGCTGAGTAATCTTTAGAATCTGGTACTGGATTACCATACATGAAGCTGAACTCACCGGGAGCACTTCTTGTTGGTGTTGCAGCAGTATCTGAGGAACCAGCCTGTAGAGCATCAGCAGAGACACTAAAGAACTGATCTACAGCAGCAGTTGGAGCAGTACTAAAATTACTTCTCTGGTCGGCAACTCCAAAAGGATTGAAATGACCAGCACGGATAGCAGTAGTTACTCTGACTGTGCTTACTTGTTCTTGACGGGCAATACTTCTAGCATGTTTGGTATCACCTGCTGCATTGACTAGGAAAGGCTTGCTAACACCAGCAAGAGTTTCTGTGACTCTTTGGATAGCTCCTCTTCCACCATCAAAAGCAAATGTTCCACCTGATAGAGCTTTGTCTGCATCAGCATCATCAACTGGTGTAGATGCAAATACTCCACCTGTAAAACTTTTACCTAATGCTAAATTATCGACTGAAGAAGCAGATGTTCCTGCATTCAATGCAGTCCCTGCGTTATTTACGGTGCTAGTTGCTGTAACTGCACTAGAACCGTTTGATTGTACTGTAGGCATTCTATTTCTCCCTTAAAGTTTGTGTGTATATATACAGTACTTTTTACCCCAAAAAGTTGATTTTTTGAGATAATTTTTCTAGTATATGTATATTATTAGTTTTATAGGCAAAAATCTGCTCATTTGACAATATTAATTCTACATGAGCATCAGTCCAAGCCTGACCATTAACAATAATATTTAAATGTGGATTCTTCTTTAATAGCATCATACTCACTAATATATTATCTGATATACCATCTAAAGAATAACTAGTAGAAGGATATATAGTACCTAATTTTTTAGTATATAAAATTTCTGATATTTTATGCAGTAACGGTAATGTAAAAGTTTTATACTCTAGTACATATTTTAAATCGATTTGGGCTTCTTCACAAAGTTTTTTAAATACATCTACCTCTAGTCTAAATCTATCGTATTTCCTGTTACACAGAGCGTGGTTTGGACACACTATTTCTACAGCATCCACTCCATTTTTTATTGCTTTTTTTACAGCAGATTCTCTTTCTTCATAATCAGATAAGCCTAAAGGATAGTCTATTATAGTGGCTAATTTAATGTTACGAGGCATACTTTTTTTAACAAATTTTACGTATTGAGGTAATACAGAAATAGTAGAAGGACCATATTGAACAGAATCTAATATTTGGTCTTTTGTTTCTTTTTCGTTGCTTGAAAAATCGTAATATCCATATTCAACGTATCGCAACATTTTATCTTTTTCTATTTTTAAGTTTATCTATTGTATTAAACTTTCTATCTCCTAATACACCGTCAGCAAAACCATAATATACTGCTTCCTCAGCATTTAAAATCCAATCACTTTTGTTGTCTAGTTGAGACATAATATGTTTTCTTATAATATGTTTTTTCCAATTTCTTTCTTTGGCTATTGGACTACCAATACATCTATCCGTAAAAATATTAATCATTTTAAGTGATTCTTTTTCACTCCACTCGAAACTGCTTTTTGCAGCTTTGTGTTCGTTATCAATACTTAAAGAACCATAATGTATAAGCATATGTGTATTAGGCATAAGAACCCTAAGATCTGCATACTGAAGCAATATGCTGCTAGCAGATTCTACTTTGCCATATGCTAGGATAAAAACTTTCGAAGAAGATGCACGGATGGCATCCATAATTCCCATACAGTCTTGCCAATCTCCTCCCGGTAGATGCATATGGACCAAAATTGGTTCAGTAGATAATAAGTTTAAGTATCTAATATTTTTCTCAAACATTATTGCAGACCTGAACTCTACGCCGGATTCTTCTTCTGAATCAAAACTAGAATGTAGGTATACTTCCCTGCCTTTTGGGTCTATACACATATTGTGAATATTGTGTAAGTCTGTGTCTGTATTATTGCCTATTGGAACCATTATTAATCTCTTGATAAGTATTCATTTATTTCTTCACTTATTGAAGACATTATATCTCCACCTTCAAATAGTTTACCTATGCCAATTCTAAAACGATATCTGGTAAAAATATCTAAGGTTTCTATTCCTCTATGTAATTCTATAAGTTTACATATACCATTGTTTAAATCAAAGTTTGTGTGTCCAATCCAAAAATTAAAAATTTTATTAGAGGCTGTATTATCTGTATATGGTATGATGCCCATAGGTGTTACTATAACTTTAGTTGGTTTTTTAAAAAATTCCATACCTTCACTGGCAGGATCAACGTCAATAGCATTACCCTCATCATCATAGAAGATGCCACTTACATCATCAGAAGTGTTTGTTTCTTCTTCAGGTATAAGATCTAAATCATCTTCTCCTAACGGATCAGACCATTTTTGCCACACTATACGATAATCGTGAATATTTGCGTTCATACTATATCATAAACCAAAATCGTAAAGTAGCAATTTATTCTTCAGTTTTAAAAACTTCTAAAGGAGAAATGATAGGTTTGTCTGTATCTTTGTTTTTCCATCCAGATAATTTTTGTACATTGCTTATTTCTATTAAAGTGTTATGTGCAAATAATGCATTAAATACATTGTCTTTATCATAACATTTTAATGTGTCAATAATATCTTCATCTAAATATCCATTACATAAAGCATGTATTGCTAGTGCATAATAATTAGAAATATTTTTTATAGACTCCGCATTGTTCTCGTCAAAATCTGGCCAATCACACAAAATGTTCATTGTTCCATCTTGGTTTACCTCTATCGTTAAAGAAGCCAATTTTTGTATCGTTGGCAATTCTTCTACTTTTTTAGATTTTAATAAACTAAAAATATTTTTCATAAAATTAAACATAACTTCTAATTCTATTTAATCCTTTTTGAATATTCTGTCTAATAGCTTCTCTCGTCACTCCGTATTCTTTACCTATCTGTAACAAAGTCTTTTCTTCAAAGTAATATTTTTTGATTTGATTTCTTTGTTTATCTGAAAGAATTTGTGAATCCAAAAGTTTATTGATTGTCATCTTCAGTTGTTCTGATTGTTCTTTATGAGAAGCAATTTCGTAAGGGTTTGACAAAGATTTGTCTTCTATATTAGACGCATAAGTCTTGGTATCATCATTAGTTATGCTATCAATAGACAAATTAGAACTATTCTTTTTATACTTATTAGTAATATATGTTTTAATTGCCCATAAACCACACTGATTACGATAAGAGTATCTTGTTTTCTTTTGTCCGTTATACCCAGTTCTATCTTTATCCCATTTCCAATCTGCTGTCATAAGAGCAGAGGCGATATCAGATATAGCTTCTTCATTAGACAAAAGCTCTTTTCTAAGTCCACTATAAAAACTGGGAGCAAACTTAGAAATAACCTTCTTTGCAAGTAGCAAGTACGTATTTAAATTCTCAAATTGTTTATTTTCCATTATCAAAAGTCCTTTTCTAAAAATTATTTATTTCTTACTTTTCTTCTGAGCCTTCTTTAAAGCGTCTGGTGTTGGTCTGTCTTTATCTCCAGGTTTAGCTGGTCTATAATTCTTGCCTTCACGAAGCTTTTTCTTTCTTATGTTCTCCCACAAACTTGCAGGAGCCATATCTTGTTTATCGTCATCAGAAGGACTAAACTTTACGAAATCATGAATTGTTGTCATGTAGTCTTCTGTTATAGCAATTTTACCCTGTAGCCAGCTCTCTGTCAAGTTCTCTTTTACTTTTGGGTCTTCAAGTGAAGCAATAATCTGTTGAGCATTTCTCATAATAGATGTTAATGCTCCTATATTCATTTCTAGAAAATCTTTTTTATATTCTGTAATATCTTTTTCTGCTTTAGTTTTTAGTTCTTCTTCTACACCTGATAATAATTTTTTATAACTCATGACCTACTCCTATATAATATTTTTTAAGTTCTGGATAAATTGTTTTAATGATTTTCTTAGCTGCTTCATTGTCAGAAGGATAATGTACTCCTTGCAATTCTCTGGCTTTACCACATAAATCAACTAACTTATTAAGTTCTTTTCTGTGTTCTGGATATTTATCAGATAATATCTCTGCAACCAAAGCTGCGTACATGGTGTGTCCACTAGGATACGCTGGGGTCTTGTGTGTTTTTGTGACTATTCTATTTATAGTAATACTATAATGTTCTGATAGTTGATAAGGTCTTGGTCTATTATAATAAAATTTTAAATGATCTATGATAGCAATACCACAAGTATAGTACATCGCAATAAAAAACTCTTTGGGAAAAACAAGCTTATACTTACTGATTATATCTTCAAATAAATATACGGGATCATCATCAACAGTATATATTAAATCTAATTGTTCTTTATTTCTATTAGTAGTAATCTGTTGCAGATACAGTAATTCACTTCTTGTCGTTTGACTTGAATTTTTAGGAGGGCTGTCTACAATATTAAATATATCTATGCCACCCACTTCTGGAAATTCCATGGAAGCATAGGGAGATTTGCTATAATTAAAATTTGGAGTATATAGAATATTATCCAAATTTATTTGAGTGTCTACTTTAGCTATTAGTCTAGTCATAATATTTTACCAAGCTTTACATGACCAGTATCTGGCCTTCCATTTAGGTCCGGGATTACTACAGTTGTGTCTAGCACGGAAACTTTTGCGTCTTGCTGGATTAGATTTTTTAATTTTCATATTAGGATCACCAAAGTTTACTTTGACGACATTACCTTTTTCGTTCTTTACATAGACACTTCTTTTTTTCGGACCTTTAGGTGTTAAGAAAGGTTTATTAAGTGTAACTTTGCGACCTTGATATTCTGCACCTAATGCCTTACCATCTTCATCATATATTTCAGAAGCTTCTATCTCCCAAGTAAATTCATCCCAATCATCATCCCAAGAGCAGTTTGAAGCCATAAGGTTGTCGTGTACCTGTTCTATTAAAGAACTTTGACTATCTTCAGTAGCTGTTTTAACACAGTAAGATATACGCTGTTCTGTGTCTTTGAACTCTTCTTTAGACTTAGGATCACTCATACAACGAGAAATAAACTTTTGTCTATTTTCACCGGGGTTTTGTTTAGGTAAAGGCATGTTAAAATCCTATTAGATGTAAATAATTTATAGATCTTGCTATTCTAATACACCAAACAGCCATACTATACAAGAGTATCTGCTACTTGAGGTGACATAGCTTTGACTATTTGATTAGCAGAATTTTGCCAACTTAAGTTTTTAGCGGTTTCCAAGCCTTTTTCATTGGTCTTAACATTATTTGTATAACAGTATTTCATATGTTCAACAGTTTGATCAATTTGATTTTGACCAATTTTGGCCCACTGTGATGTCCCAAAAAACCATTTGTTATCTACCGCTAATTCTTTCTCGTCCATATCAACTAAGAAACTGTTATTCTCATTGCAATATTCTGTATGTGCTGAATAGTTGCTTGCTATAACTGGCTTATCCATTGCCATAGTTTCCAACAGTTCTAAATTCCAGCCTTCACCTCTAGAAATATAAATACCGCAATTAGAATACGACATTAGTTCTGCAAGATTGGAGTGTGTTTTCATTCTAGGGAAAACTTTAATTTTATTTCTTAATGGAGATTGTTCCACTAAATTTAACCATTGATGTTCCTCTTCTGTACTTAAAAAAGGATTATTTGTAGCCAACCAAAGTTCTACATTGTCCGTAGCGGTAAAGGCTTTGCTAAAACATTCTATGATAGTATCATGAGCCTTTCGTTTTTCCCATTTACCAACAGTCATAAATACATAATTATCAGTTTTGTTTTGTTGAGTATGATCAAAAATAGTTGTATCTACACCCATATGAGCAATATGTATTGGCTTTTTGATATCATTCTCTCTAAGGATTTGTTTAGCCCAATCACATGAGACTATAATCTCATCAGCAAAATTAAGATGATGCACTTCTCTTTGGTTGAACTCATCTACTTCAAAAAAAGGAAAGGCAAAATATTTTCCAGAGCCAACCCTAGTTAATAAATCAAATTGATGCCAAATTTTTAAACAAGGAGCATTGTATGGAATAAGACTAGCAAAATTAGTACTACTATTTATTAATTCTGCTTGTTCTTTACTTTCTAAATTGGGCTGACCAATAATGCTTAATCCGACATTATTTTCTTTTACAAGACTAGCCAATAAATTATAGCTGGCATATCCATATCCAGTAAAACCTATAGGGGCCATTAAATGTAAGTTCATGAATATATCCTATTATGTGTATTGTTAACCTTAATAAATGTTGTATTTTTACCCATATCTTTAATGTTTTTAGCTCCAATATATGTGCAACAGCTTCTTACTCCACCCAAGATATCCTGTATAGTATCTTCCGTTTTACCTTTATATGGGATTGTCACACATTTACCTTCACTAGTACGATAATTAGCGACACCCCCACTATGTTTTTCCATAGCTTGCTTGCTGCTCATTCCATAAAACTGTAAAGATTCTTTTTCTCTATTCATATTATATTGCCAATTTCCTTCACAACAATCTGTGCCTGCCAGCATACCACCCAACATAACAAAATCAGCATTGGCACAAAAAGCCTTACAAACATCTGCTGGAGTAGTACATCCTCCATCGCTACAGATATGACCTCCTACACTATGAGCAGCATTAGCACACTCTATAATGGCAGAAAGTTGGGGATAACCTATGCCTGTTTTTAATCTGGTGGTACAGACGCTACCTGAACCTATTCCTATTTTGACTATATCTACTCCTCCATGAAATATTAATTCCTCTGTCATTTCTGGAGTAACGACATTACCTGCCATAATGATAATATCTGGATACCAATCTCTTATTCTTTTTATAATTGATACAAATTTTTCGTTGTATCCATTGGCTACATCAATACAGAGATTAGGTTTTTTCTGTAATTTATCGTATACATATCCTAATTTTTCTATGTCAAATTCTGATATTCCTGTAGAATAAAATGCATATTGTCTAGGAAATCCAAAATGTTCTTTCAGCCTTTCTGACTTATAATGTTTATGCAGGCATGTTAGGCAATCAAAACCAGATAATACTTTGTTCATTTCAATAGAACCTGTAGTATCCATATTAGCAGCTATAATAGGCACACAATTTAATTCCCTGTCAGAATGAGGGAATTTAAAAATCCTACTAATAGATACCTGAGATCTGCTATTTAAATTAGATCTCTTAGGTTTTATTAAAACATCGTCAAAGTCTAGCTTTATATCAAGTTCTAATTTCATTATTCTGTTCTTCTCTAAATTGATTAAATTCCAATTGTGGTAATACAAAATTTTTGTAATGATATGATTGCATAGCAGGAACAATAATTTCTTGATCTTTCTTAATGTCTTTCACTGCTAAAACTAAACCATAATATTTTTCGTAAGTAATTTTATATTCTGCATTGATTCGATTATCATCTGCATAGGTATAAGCAGAGGCATATCCTTGTGCTATATACATAGAAGACCCATGTTTTTTACACTCTTCGCATGGGCAATCATCTCTAACGATAGCATGCCTCAATAAAGAATTGTCTCCTTGATATAATGTCCTGTATTGAAGAGGGATCAAAGGGAATCGTTCTATTAGATCATGAGTTTTAATATCTTCTTTAGCAAAAACACCTTTTCCTTCAGTTTTATTTCGTCTGATATAAATTTTATCTGTACCGAATGTTGTGTTTTCGTCATCAATATACTCAGACATTATTACTCCCACTATAAATTAAAAAAGTACCATCTATTATAACTGTTCACACTTTCTGAACTATTAATATATTCAAGATAACCATATATATCATTCCAATCAGAAAAAATCATTTGGTGTGGGACAACTCCAAATAACCAATCTGGAGTATGTTGTTTACCCTGACAAAGATGCACAATGATAGGTTTCTTTTGTCTATTGGCCCAGAAAATTTCTTCATAAGTTCCACATGGATGAATATTTAAATCTAGGTTTACTATAATAAAATCACTAATATCTACTAGTCTTAAGTCTACAGATCTAATAACTTTCATTACAGAAGCAAGTTCATCATACCTTTTTTGTTTCTTGAGTTTGAGTTTATGGGCGTGAGTATCACTATCTTCTAATCCTATATCTGTTGGTTTTAAAATAGGATTAAATACCACTGCCTCTAAATTCTCTAGAAATGGAGTTATCTCTTTTCTCCATCCTTTGCCTCTATCTATAACGCGATCCATAGCGCCAGCTAGATATACTCTTTGTCCTTTTAGTCTTTGCATATTATTAAGCATCATAAAATATGGGGAAGAAACCTTTATCATCTCTTATGTAAGTTTTAGTAGGCTTTTGTGTCAATCCTCGATACACGCCAACTGTCATGCATATAAAGAATAAATAATACATATATCCGGGTTCGTACATAACATCCTCACAAAGTATAAACAAAAATATTTTTAATATCTGACCAAGAATCTTGAATCAATTCAGACACAAATCTCCAATCTCCACCCGCTAAACCACTACCAAATTTAGGACAGTGTATTTCTACGTTTAAATTTTCATTGTCTTTTCTATATTGCTTTGCATACATCTTAACATAAGACATACAGTATGTCAAGGCAGCATAATTTAAAGGTCTAATATTTTTTGTTGTTTTAATTTTATTCTGAGCAATCATATTTGCAAAAATAATTTCATAGTTATATTCTGGATCTTTAGCTACAGTTACGAATTGTGTATAACCCAACTTCATTTTTTGTCCCAACATAGAATAATTTTCTTTAACTAAAGGGTATTCTTTGGCAACAGCTGCGGCAAAACCTCCATTAAAGACTCCTATATTATTACAAACATGAGGAACTATTATCGTTGCCCCATTTTGTTTGTCTTGAATTCTATTCTTAATTTCTGTAAAGAGCTTTCTTTTGGAAACACCAGTATAAGCTGGGCGGGTAACTGTTTTTGTAGACATACTCATCTTTCAATTTTTCCCCATTTTTTTACAGGACACTCTTGATCTGCCCAAGCTAATTTGTTCATAAATATTTTTTTTCTTATTTACATTGCAACCACACATCATACATGTGCTGTCATCTATATTATACATATCGCACTCCTGAGTGCAAATCTTAAATCTAAAATTAATTTCTTCTTGAGTACTTTTAGGGAATCCACTCCACACATGGAAGAATAAAGATTTAAGAAATGTTTTTATTTTTATTAGAGTCATCTTTAAACTCCTTTACTAAAAGTATATTACCGTCTTTATCTCTATAATATAAATCTAATATATCAATAATCTCAGTTGACTGAAACCATTTACATATTCCGGTATCAATAGAGACAGACATATGCCGGGTTGTTCCGTTTTTAAAGGGTCTGTAATCAGCAGACAAAACATATCTGTGATTTTTCCAGACAAAGATATCTCCTGGGTTTATTTCTTCGATATACTTCATTATTATCTATATTGTTCTTGCCAATCTTCCCAAAGCTCATCCTGTTCCATTTCAGCTTTTTTATATTTAAATTCTTTTTTAACTTTGTTCTGGTCTTTATTATCCGACGCAGGACCCTTACTAATTTTCTTAGAATTTTTTTGCTTGTAATGAAATCTTCTGTCTTCTTTGTCTTGTTGCATCGAAATCCTCTTTTGTTATATAGTATGATAATTAGAATAAAACCAAATGTCAAGATGCCAATTAAAAAATTTTTTTACTTGACTTGATATACACTAAGGTTATATAATGATGCAGAGGGTGTTAATCATATCTTAGGTACAATTATACCATTCCCTTGATATTTTTTATCTCCAGCATACTTATCCTGCAAAGGCATTGCGTTTTCTGAAAATTCTTCTATATAACCATTTTTATGTTTTAATTTTACATTTCTATTCTGTTTTTTTCTTAATGATAAAAGTAAAGCAGCACAACCCACAGCATAAGGTGTTGCCATACTTGTACCTGTCAATCTGGCATATCGGTTGCCCGGTGCAGCACTAATAACATCCTCTCCAGGTGATACAAAATCAAGAGTGTTTCCACAGCAACTAAAATCAGATACTCCTAATGCATGATTAATAGAACCTATAGCTATTGTTTCTAAAAATTTAGCAGGATAATTTACATCTGTAGAATTACCAGAGTTACCAGCAGCACAAAATACTATGACTTTATTATCTACTGCATACTTTAGTGCATATTCTAATACTCTAGAAGGATAAGGAGATCCCAAAGACATTGTTATTAATTCTGCTCCATGATCTACAGCCCACATAACACCATTAGCAACGTCACGCATGGAACCGCTACCGTTATCTCCCAAAGATTTAATTGGTATTATTTTAGCTTTAGGAGCAACACCAACCATACCATAATCATTATCAATTGCAGCTATAGTTCCTGCTACATGACTACCATGACCATTAACATCTTGTGGATTATTATTATCATCTACAAAATTTTTGCCAGATAAGAGATTATCTTTAAGATCACTATGGGTTAAATCACATCCTGTATCTATTACAGCAACAGTTACATTCTCACCTTTAGAGTATCTCCATGCTTTTTGCACATCAAATCTTTTTATAGCCCAAGGTAAAAATTGTATATCATGTGGACTTAATCCATATAAAGGTTGAGAGATATGTGGTAAAAGTTTGCATTCTCTTCTGTTCATTTATTTGCCTCTTCTAAAATTTGTGCAATTAATTCTTTTGTTTTACCTACCCATTCGACATAATCACTTACTCTAGTACTACATCCAACATCACCATAGTCAGAGTCACTCTTTCCATCGGTAGCATAAACATATGAATGTATACCCGCTAGCTTTTTATCGATGAATAATCCACCACCGCTATCTCCTGGACATATCAGAAATTCTAATTCTGTTTTTTTTGATGTGTGGACTGAATGTTTTAATATATTTTTATCTACGCCATCAATAATATTAGAACCAGCTCGTCTAGTATTATCATACTTACTTATCCATCCACTATTAAAATTTCCATGATGTCCCCAGCCAGATAAACCACAAACCTTATCTGTTTCGTCTGTATCAGTATATAGTTTTGGATAATAATCTAACTTTATCGGCCTTGCTAATCTTGCGACAGCTATATCATTATAGCCCATATTAGAATCATCATACTTACCATGTACAGCAACTATAGAGCAAGGATAGGCTTTATTTTTATACAGGACATGTTGTGTGATCGTGTTATGAACAATATGTGCAGCAGTTAGTATGTGATATTCATCTATTATAACACAGGATGCTCTGAACTGACTATTCATTGAGTCACCCATGACTCCAACGATAGGTAGTACGCACTCGTATTTTTTACCATATTCTACATATTTAGCGTCAGAAACTGCAGGGTCGATAGTGCCGCAATAAGCCTGAACAGGCATGAGCAACAGAAGTGCTAAAATAAGGTATTTCATCAAATACCCCTTTCATTTGAAGGGTTTTCTTTTTACCTTACTATAATACACCTTAGAATCTTCTATTACATTTACATTCCAACTTTTATAATTCATTAAATGTCCAAACATAAAATGACAATACTTATCACATAAAGTAATTAAATTATCTGGATCTAACTCCTGAGAAGGATCTAGATGAACCGGCACAATATGATGTACTTCCGGCCTTTTCTTAGAACCACAAGCCTGACAATAAGGTTGTTTTTTTATATGTTCTTCACGCAATTTAGACCATCCCGGAGATCTGGTTGCATATCTAACTTTTTTACTAAATGGCCACATAGTTAATGCCTCCTAGTCCATATTTTATATATATTATTGTTATAGGTCATTTATTTCCCATATTTTTTTTGGATGCCAATTAGCTTTATATTTTATAACACCTATACCGTTATAATATGTAGCTATTCTTGAATTTTTGGTTTTAAAAGCTTTGCGTCCTTCTTTATGTCTTTTCCCGTCTGGTATACCTGATGTTCCTCCGTAGCTGGAACTGTTTGGATCAAGTAAAAATATTCTATCTTCTAAAGATACACACATGCCCTTTATATCGTTTTGACTAGATTCATTATCAAAAGCATTTTTAACCTTGTAAAAGTCTTTCTTAGATTCCTCAAGACAAGAATATCTATATGATCCAATACTTCCTGTTCCATTACCTGCACCACATCTAACACAAGAAAAATTTTTATAATCATAATTATATAGTTTCTCTTTAAATTCTTTTAATATTTGACAAGTATCATGACATATAAACCAATAATCACAATTATCTAACTTATGTTCAAGTATCCCTAACATACTGTTTAACTCAAAACAATTATAATTTAAGTTTATAAGATTAATACCTAATTGATTTTTATGGTCTTCAATTTCTTTATTTTCTGGAGTATTATCATTACCATTAAAAATATAAATATCTTCTGCATCTATTCCTGATTCTAAAAATCCATTAACAATTGGACTGTATGTATTATTTAAAAAACGTCTATTAGAACTTATTGCAATATTAATTTTCATAACAAGATATTCTTAATTCTTTTCCTAAAGATTGTATATAATATTTTTTAATTTGTTTACTAATTTGTAGCGAAATATTATTTATCATATATTCATTATCTTCATATAAAGAAATAGAGTCGTAGTCTTTTTCATCTAAAATATTTTGAATGCATTTAATTTTAGCTTGAGGATCAGAATTTGTAAGACCAATGTAGTTTAAATTTGTTAAATCAGAACAGTTTTTATTTAAGAAATTCATAATGTCATCTTTAGCGGCTTCAGGTCTAGCTGTAATTATATAAACATCATATTGTTTATCTTTTGATAAGTAATAATTTAATAAAAATATTGTTAAATTTATTGGTTGAGATTTCTTTACATCTAAACTGTAAAATTCTGTAAAGCTTTCATCGTTTATCTGTTCATCATCTCCTAGTTTTGTTTTTGAAAGAACACTAGGATGAATCGGAATATATTTCTTTTTTTCAAATTCTCTGGTACCTCTTGGTGACCACACCCATATTGATTCTATGGTTTTAGCTAAAGTGTAATCAAAATCAAATATTATTAATTCTTTATTATTCATTTATTCTCGCTTTAATTTCTGAAGTACTTATACCTTTAGTATATGGTATATAAATTAAAGTAATATTATGAAAATCTAACCATTCCATACTAAAATTCATTTGAGAATAATAATCTTTATGACACCAATCATCTCCAATAGCTATGATATTAGGATTTATACTTAGTATAGTGGGCTTACTATCATTACCAAATAAATTAGGAACAACCCTATTTACATATTTACATTCTAATAAAGATTGTTCTCTTTCCTTATAATTCATTATGGGTGTACTTTTATATTCAGAAACAAACTGATCACTATTTAGTGCTACAGTAACATTTTTACAAATACTATAACAACTTTTAAGAAAACTTACATGACCATAATGAAATAGATCAAAAGTACCTCCAGTATATAATATTTTCATGGTTTACTTTCCGTTATCTATAGCTCGTTTCAATATGTTAGCTACTTCTATAGCTAAAAATACTGGATGGTTGGCATAATTATTAGGCAAATGATAAACCATGCAACTTTTTGATAGTTTGTTGTCTTCTAAAGGTATACATGTTTTAGTAAAGATTTCTTCTGATCCTTCCTTACCAACAGGGTTGTATCCTGCAAGATTTGCTCCAAGTGCTGCTCTTTCTCTAGAATTACTTACTTGTCGAGTTTTAGGAATTGTGTCTAACATTTTTTTTGTTAGTTCTTTATCATGTATCCAAAATGCACAATATGATAATTTGCCTACATTTAACATATCAGATTCTATTTTTAATAAAGGTAGGTCCCACGATGCAGTATCAGTCCAGCAATAAGATCCTTGAGTGTTTTTTTCTATTCTTAAAAATCCTAAATTAATTTTTTCTTTATTAAGATTTGTAGAATATTTTTCCCAATATTTTATAGTGTCATTTGATACTAAAATGTCGTCTTCTACATACATATATGTGTCATAAACATCTTCTTGGATTTGCTTTCTCATTAAAATACGAGGCTTCCAACTCAAGTAGAAGGGATGCTCCTTCATTTTATGTTCTAAAATTTCTATGTTTAGATTATCATATCTATTAATTTTTTCTGATAGCCATTTTTTATTTTTATGAGTATGTATAAAGATATCTACTTCATGTTCATACTTACTGGCGGCATCAATAAGTTGATTAAGATATTTAATTCTGTCTTCTATGTAGTAAAAACATATGTGTTTAGCAATTTTCATTCCAACTCCAATTTATATGGTATAATATCTCTATTTTTATATACACATTATTCTAAAATACTAGCAGCAATTAAGCAGCCCTTAGATACAGAATGTAGAGGATCGTCGGCATGCTTGACTACTTCCATACTGAGTGGAAAGTCTGCTTCTAATAATTTTTCATGCAACTTTTCTACATAACCGTCAGCTTTTGAAGTGCCTCCAGCAACAACAATTCTAATGTCGTTTTTAAATTTAGGCAAAGATTTATGACCGGATAACGCTGCCGATAATTGTTTAGCTGTATATTCTATAAGTCTTTCGTAGTAAGAAGCTACTGCACTCAGTACAGGACTATCATTAGGTTCACCCACCTTGAATTTGCCTCCTTCTTTTTCTACTTGAACTACACTATCAGGTTCTCCTGTAGCAACTGCACTCATGCGGTCTACCCAATCACCTGACTTCGTAGTACTAAAGACTACTGTTGGTTCCCCATTTAGCATAACACAAACATTAGTCATACCAGCACCACAACTGATGCCAATTCCAGTATAATCACAACTTTCTAATTCTGCATAACACAATGCTTCAGCTTCATTGACTGATCTAGCATCATAACCTACTTCAGATAAAATAGTTTTGACTACATCTTCATGATAGCCAACATCAAAATCATCGTCTTCTTGATCTACAGGTTGAGCAGGTACACAGAATACTAATTTCTCACCCTCTTTTTTTGCTTTGCCGACTACTTCTTTTAATATATAAGCTAATATTCTTTTAGCATTTTTTTCTTTGACAGATACTACTCCACGATACATAGGACGACGAGCAGTTTCATTTCTTTCTACTGCTTTTTCTATAGCATCTTTACCCAAGATAATGAATGATCCATCTGTATCTTTAATAAAGATTTTACCTTTCAAACCTTTCTCAACCATTTTTGCTGCAATGGGAGTAGTTGGTTTGATTACATAAAATGCATCTCTGAAATCTTTAAATAATATATCATCTCCCTTATAGGATGAAGCAATGATAAAACTTGTGCCTACATCTAATCCAATCATATTATTTACCTTTCATACTTTTTAGTTTATTTACTGAACTTGATATATCGCTTTTGACTTGTTTGGAGTCTGCTATTTTATCAAATTTTTTCTCTAGCCCATCAGTATCAACTTTTAGGACTACTTTTGTGTCATCTATTTCGATAGAGTTATTTTTTTGTGTTGGTTTACCTTGATTTTTTAGAAAACTTGTAGGGGCTGCAAAGTCTTGCAGACTACTACCTCTTGGTAAAAATAAGTATCCAAGTCCTGCTCCTAGTGAAAACACCATAATGTAACTACACACTAACACAGAACATAGTATAATCGTTGAAGTATCCATAATTATTTTCTAAATTTATCTATATTAGAATACCCCATCACACTTTTTATTCGTTTACCTTTGCTAAAGAATACGGAATAAGGTACTTTATTTACACCATATTTACCAGCTAATTTACGATCTTTATCTATATCTATGATACATATAGTGGTATTTTGGAAATATTCTGAGTATTTAGTTAAGTCTCTTTTTAGATTTTTGCATGGGCCGCACCAGCTTGCAGTAAAAATAAGTATCATATCTTGCTCTAATGAAGCAGATACTTTTACCGCATCTTCATAATTAGTTTTAAAAATAGGTGGATTTGCCATTAATGTTGTAGTAAAAACACAACATAATAATATGGTTAATATTTTTTTTGTAGTTTTAATATTGTGGTGTAATAAAAATTAGAAAAGTGATTTCGGTGTTGTTTCGGTCATTATTTTTTTTAGTTGTCTATTTTTATATTGGTGTGTTAGATTTTTTTAGTTTTTTTATT